ACTTTTACATTAACCGCAGTAGATGATACAAAGTCTGTTTGTATAAATATCAGTCCTATTGATATATACCATTATGTTACTCAACTAATTGCAAACAAAATAAAGACAAAATTTATTGAAATTTTAGATGGTGATATTTATAGCGAATTTGTTCAAAATATTGATCCTCGTAAAATAGAATTATTATATAGACTAACTAATGGTGAATTTATTAATAAACCGTATGCGAAAGATTTCATTAAAATTTATATGTCAATAATATCATTAAGAACTGACACAAAAATAATTGAAACATATTCGTATTATGGTATAGCGTGCTTGATAGATGTTGATGTTGATGGTCCACACTTGATCAATTCATCGATTAATTACAAGGACGAAAAACTATTTTTTAGAATCAGTAAAACCGGTGAAATTATCGCAATTTCATTTGCAAATAATAAAATAGAATTTATTTTAAATGAAAGTTTATTTCCATCTACAAAAAGAGACATTGAAAAGCTGGCAGATAAAAACTATATTTCGCAATTATTTACATCAGGTGAATGCAATATTTTGTTAAAAAAAATAGTTCGAGATGCACCAATGAACGCATTTTTTATGTTCACTGCAATACATACGCTATTAGAAGACTATTTTTTATTTATTACAGTGAAAAATGGCTGGTTTACTCATCAATATAATACTGGTGATGTAATTTTAGTCGATTCTCGAAGTGATTGTGATCGTAATGATTATGCAATAATGAACCTTAGAACTGATAATATTGGTGATGTTGTTCATATGTCAGCAAAAGAGTATTTAACTAGAAGTGAAAATTTTTCGGCGGATAGACGAAATGCAACAAATGAATGCCCAATTCCGACCGATGATTTAAACAAATTGCTAGAAAAAAATTATATTTCAGTCGTTCTGACAGACGGTAGTCGGGCGTGGGTATCAGATTATTCAGATGATAGAGATTATTATGAGGAGCCGATTGATGATATCAGTATCTGTATAATGTTTGGTGATGGCACGTTTGAATGGATATCATCATTCAATATAAAAGAAATTGAATTTATACAGCCTCGAAATATATTAAACAACTAAATTAAAAAGGCCCATTAGGCCTTTTTATATATACTAATTAAAACCTTCCCATCTTTTTGAGCATCTATCCAATCAGATTCTATATGTTTTATTTGACTATCATCTAACCATATGCGTGCTGTTGTCAAAGAATCAAATAATGCTTTGAAACAATTATCCATATCCCTTTTTATGTTATTAGGAGGATAAAACTTTATATCAACAGAAACATCACCTTCTAACGGAACCGGTCTTTTTTTTAATTGCTCATAAACAGACGCAATAACTTCATTCTTATATTTACGACCGGAGACGCTTAATAGAGTTCTACCATTTACATTACGCCAATATGAATTCACAGAGGGAGGGAATGGTAATTGTAATGTAATCATTTATTGGTCCTTATTTTGTCGTAATCCAAAAATATTAATAGCATTCACCAACATTGGTTCTATATCATCTATAGTAATGTCAGTCGTTTTTTCTTCGTTTATTCGTATTGGTTTAGTAAAATCAAATTTAGCTCTTAATTCGCTATCTATCATGCGCAATCTAGCAATAAAATCCTCATTACGAGGATTTTTTGATAATCTGATAAAATCAGTAATATAATTTAGTTTGTACATATTTCTTTATTCCCACCCATCTCTGTTGATTTCATAATCCAACCTTGAAAGGCTGATTCGACATTTGTTCTTAGATATTTGCCATATTTATTTTTTCTTAAATGATGTTCTGGGAATCCATTTTTTCGCATAGTATCTTCAAAAGCCCTGCGTTCATTAGCAATACTAATCATTTATGCAACCTCTTTTACAACACATAATTCGGGCACATTTGCTCGCACTAAAGCTTCAGCAAAAGGCGGTGGTACCGCATTACCACATCTCGCAACTTGTGCTGATTTTGAATACTTATTACCTTTATAATCCTGGTCGATTACATACCATTCTGGGAAACCTTGCGCTTTATATAATTCATGAGGCTGTAACATTCTCATTCCAATATCAACAATTTGATAATTAATACCTTCTATAGTCACTAAACCAAATCTATCTTTTGATGTAATTGTGTGAATTGGCTCGTCAAGGCTTGGGCATTCTTTTTCATTACCATAATATTTCAATAAAAATGCATTTATTTGAGCTAAATGCCCACCACTAGTAGTTATTGTAGGGAGAGGTTTATCTAACATTCTTCCATCTTTACAAAATCCACGAAGTTCCACTAAATGAGATGAAACTAAGGCATTATGATCTGTTGACGTAATTGTATGAATTGGATCACAAACATCTGAGCCAGCACCAGTATAATTACCTCCAAAATGCTTAGCTAGAAAGCTAGCAACTAAACCTTGATTTCGCTTTGTGTGATATTGAACAATAGTCGGACTAACTAATAAGTGTTCGGCTTTAGTTGTAACAGTTGTTAATGGTTTATTTAAATCATATGACAGACGATCGCCTCCAAATCCTGTTTGACCAATTCTCACAATAAACGGAGTCGGATTATCAATAACAAACCGTTTAAGTCCTCGAGCAATTCGTTTTAATGTATTTTCTGCTAAATCTTTTTTACGATTGAAAATACTTTGGCACGGAATAGACCAGTCAATACACTCAGCAGCAGTCCTGAACGGTAATAACTCTCCACTTTGAACTGCTGCTGAATTTGGATCCCCGTGTGTTACCTTTGGCCATACTATTTTTTGATTATCACATCGCATTACCATAAAAAAACGTTTTCTAATGGTTGGTGCGCCATAATCACATGCTTTTAACTCTCTAAACTCAACTTTATAACCCAGACCATTTATTAAATTTTCGACTTCAGCTCCATTACGATCTAACTTGATAATATTGCAAACTTCATCTAAAGCAGGATGATTTTTATCAACACCAGAACTCATCATATTAATAAATGCTTGAAATGTTTCACCTGCTCGATCTCGGTCTGGAAACTCATCGCCGTTTTCATTTAACTTAGTTGGTCCCCATGTTTTAAACTCCTCTACATTTTCAAGCATGATCACACGTGGACGTTTCAATAATGCCCATCTAATTACAATCCACGCTAACCCCCTAATTTCCTTCTTAACTGGCGTTGAGCCTCTAGCTTTTGAAAAATGTGTGCAATCAGGACTAAACCATGCAAGTCCTACTGGGAAACCTGAAGTTGCAACCAACGGATCAATATCAAAAACCGATTCACAATAATGTAACGTTTCAGGATGATTAGTTTCATGCATTGCAATAGCATTAGGATCATGATTAATAGCTATATCGACACTACGACCTATTGCCAATTCAATCCCTGTTGATGCTCCACCACCGCCAGCAAAATTATCAACGATCAATTCACGCATCTTTGTTCCTCCCAGCGATTCACCAAAAATTGTACTGAATGATTGATTTGATCAATAGGAAGTCGATCAAGAATCATTTTGTTAATACTCTGTTTTAGTTTTATTTGCTGTTCTGAACTAAGATTTTTCGCATGTTCGACTGAATTAAAAATAGAATTAACTTCTTTTGGCCACGTTGTGGTAATAGATGGGTCAGATAATGTATCTTTTATTTTTTCATACGTAGTAAAAATATTCTTTCTATCAATAACTGTAATCCGGCACTCTCCAAAAGATTTTGGATTAAATACAGCAAACAATGAACCTCGATTATTGCCATGTATTTTTTGTTTATTATCAGAACGTACAAATGAAATGCGACCATTCACAATAAAACAAATTTCAGAGCAACACTTACGTAATTCATTAAACCATTCAACAGAGGTGTCAACAGGTAATAACATTACAGTTCCTACTCCATGATCAGCAGCTTCTTTTGCTTTTCGCACCCACGGTAATATTCGTGAATAGGGAGGATTACAAAACGCATAGCCATTTCTTAGGTGAGACCATCCATTAAGTAATGAATCATAACTTTCAGTTAGATAATTTAAATGCAAATGATTGTGATCACTAGCGGCTACATCACATACAAAATTATAACGAGCGTTTAAAAATTCATATATTTCAATTGGTGTTTGCCATAAATCTTTAATGCTTGAATCTGTATTGCTTTTTGAATGAAGATAATCTTTCTTAGTTGTCACTAGTCTCTCTCCTTTTTGCTAATTCAATCCGTTCTCTATATTTTTTTATCAGTGGGTGATCACATTGAAATGAAAAACTATGAGCCGTTGATGCTTTGTTTTCAATTTGTACCCGTATTTTTGGAATGGTCTCTCCATTACTAAGTTTTTTAGCCCATTTGTTAATTAATAACTCTGCCCTTTTCTCAGTTTCAAATTCCGATTGTCGATATTGATACATGTGTTTTCTTAAATCAGTGACGATCCAGTACATTACCGGATGTGACCAGTTGAACTCTTCAGCTGTTTGACATGAATAACCTAATTCGCTGTTATATTTATAAAACTCTCTCATCACCTGCTGAACAGTCGGAAGACCTAACTCTTGCGCCGTTCCCTCTCTACACCAACTGATAAATTGACCAGGTGATGGGACAAACGGATTATTTTGTTGGCGAGCCTTGATCATACCTATTTCAAATTGTTTTAATGTCGTTATTCCATTTTCTGCAAACGCTAACAACCACTGTTTTTTAAATGCATCCAGATCTGATTGGGTTTTAATCACTGTAGTTATTGCAGGAAAAACAGCTTTTAAATCTATAAATATTTTGTTGAATTGTGTTTCAATTTCATCAATAGCTTTTGGACGATTGTTTAAATGTTGGTTGTTGGTAGTTATTAATTTCATAAAACCCCCTCAGACCAACCAGTACTATTCCAATCGATATCATTCGACTTAGCAGTTTGCTTTACATCGGATAGCATTTGAGTTGTCAGAGTAGTCCATTTTTCAGAAAGACTGCTTGGTGACAAAATATTCTTAAACCAAAATTCATGATGATTAGCCCAGTCAAAGACCTCTAATATTTCTCGAGTACGCTTGTTAAGCCGTTTTTTTAATAAACGGATCTCGTTACTCCACCGAGTCCAATTCGGTTCTTGATAAGTAGGGTTAATTTCTATGACTTTTTGATAAATATACTGAGCAACTTTCAAGTCATCTTTTGTACCCCAGTATTTGCCTGTGGCGGAATAAATTTTTGCTTCGGGATGTTTTGCTAAAAACTTGGATAATTTATCAGCGTCGGAAATTTGGTCAAAATTTCCAGACTCTAATTTATTATTATTATATATATTATATATATATGGATCGGGGTCAGATTTTGACCCGTCAGGATTTGACCCCTGAGAATTACCAACCCCTTGCAATTCGTTGATATTACTAGAAACCTCTATTTTTGATGGTCCAATTTCTGACGGGTCAGATTTTGACTGGTCAGAATTTGACGGGTCAAAATTTGGCTGTTGAGAATTAGCGATTTCTAATGCTAATTTTTGTAATTTTGGGACATTTATATAATACAAATTGCTGTCATTTCGTTGACCTTTTCGACGAGATTGTGTTGATACCCAATTGTCTCTTTGCAAGCTATTAAGTGCTGATTTAACTGCACTTTTACTTGCTCCAGTCTGCCTAGCAATTGTTTCTTTAGACGGGAAACTAATCCCGTCATCATTAGAAAAGTCAGCCAGCCTCAATAAAACTAATAACCTGGTGCCTTTCATGCCAGTTGAAGCACAAACATCCCACACGTAAGACGTTAATTTAGTGCTCATACATCAAACTCCTTACGTGTATTGCTATGTAAAGAGTGACGAGCTTCTGCTACATTATCCCACACAATTTCAGCAAATTTGTGGGTGACAGGTAGCCATTGATTATTTATCATGGCCTCATATTGAAATCCTGACGTTAGTACACGACAACGCAATTGCGTTATAGTGCTGTTTAGTGTTAAAATATTCATGCGATTAATACTCCACAAGTGTTTCGCAACCCGACCGATAGTCATCTGCAAAATCGCTATCGGTCACCCTTTTTATTTATCTGTTATATAACTTTTATGAATCCAAACCCATTACAGAACCTTAAAATAAAATTTTGGTACCAAGTTATTATGGTTTCTGGAATTACCGTATTTATTATTAATGGTTTAGGTCTTTTCACTGTTTATCCACCTGATATTGTTGCTTTTATTTCGTTAGCCTTTTTCTTTTTAGGGCTAGGAGAATGGATTAATCATCCTCTACAACAAAGAATCATGCCATCAGATTTTTTCGGCTACATAGTTAAAACATCTGGTTACCCAAGAAGATCAACTTTTATTGGCGTCGTATTTGATGTTGTTTCAGTTATTTTGTTCATTATCGGTGGTGTCCGCATCATTATAAAACTCTGGTAATTGATGTTTAAAACTTCTCAATAATTCAACTGAATTAGTAAAAATCGTTTTAATTGCCATTTTCATCACCAAAAATCATTTCTGTTATCGCCACAATTTCACTCAAACGACACTGAATTGTATATGCTGTAGTTTTCAATGCTTTTTTTTCTTTTTTATCTAAGATTCCATCTGCTGTAAACTCATTGTGTTGTTTACAGAACGCCCCTAGTTCATTAATTAGATTATTAAATTTTTTCAATAAATCTTCATTATCAATTTCATCTAGTTCAGGAAGTTTAACAAAGACTCCACCTTGATGTTTTGCAATAGCTTCGGTTATAACACTTGATTCAGCTTCCGCTTCCATTTCTAACATCATGCCAAGCGTAACTTGCTGGTCCTTTCTATCTTTTCTTACTCGGTTTCTTAATGAATGTTCAGTGCCAGATTCGGGATCCAATCTTTTGGCCATTTCTTTGTAGCCACCAGGATATGCTTTTATAAGACCATGAGTAGCGTCTAGAATATCATCCGGTACTGGAAATTTTTTGTTATCCACAAGAACTCCTTAATATTTGTGGTTTATAATTACGATTTATTCCCGTATTGTTTATTAGGAAACGGTTTAATTTCAATCGCTCTTTCAACTGTTCCGTCTTCGTTGCAAATGATAAAAATATTTTTTTTATCACTTAAAGCTCTACTGATATAGCTTTGTTCAACGTTGAGAACTTGTGATAGCTGTTTTTGAGTGTGATTTTTTAAATAATCGAATAATGGAATTTGCATAAATTCTCCTTTTTTAATGATTGATATATATCATATTACTTTTAGTAATAAATAGTCAATATACTAACGGTATTTTTTATATATGAGTTTCAGTAATATAATTGAAACCACTAAAACTACTTAACGGCTGAACAGAAATGAGTAAGAAAAAAAGCTTATCAGACGAACAAATACAAGAAAGTATTTTGTTGAAAGACATCTATCTGAAAAAGAAAGATGTTTTGGGTGTAAATCAACAAGATCTGGCTGACGCTATAGAATCAGGACAAGCGGCAGTAAGCCATTATATGAATGGTGTTAATGCATTAAACTTAAAAGTAGCATCGCAATTTGCTCAAGTTCTACAAGTCCCAATTAGAAGTTTTAGTCCTCGTCTTGCTAATGAAATGAAATTGATGTCATCAAAAGACCATATGTATGAACAAGCTTATTCTAATAATTCAAATCAAGATATTGATTTCAATCAGCATGAAACTTTTTATTCTCCATCCGAAATTTTGGGTATAATTTCTAAAAAAACAAAATACCCATTAATTACGTGGACAATTGCCAGCGAATGGAGTAACAAAATGAAATCTAATATTAACGATATCAAAGAGTGGCCATCTACAACTAAAAAAGTGGATGAACACTCATTTTGGTTACGAGTAAAGGGAAATTCAATGACGGCGCAATCAGGATTGAGTATACCGGAGGGTATGCTAATTTTAGTTGACCCATCAATAAAACCAACATCAAATAAGCTAGTAATTGCTAAGATTAACAATGATAGCGAAGCTACATTCAAAAAATATGTTGAAGATGCAGGTAAAAAATTTTTAGTTAGCTTAAATCCAGCGTGGCCAATAATTGAAATTGATGATAATTGTAAAATCATAGGTGTTGTTGTTGAAGCAAAACTTGATCTATGATTTAGACTAAACCTCATTTATAGCCCAGCCTAGCTGGGTTTTTTATTACCTAAAATAATATTATTTTTATTTTAAATTTTATATTGACTATTAATATTACCTAAAGTAATATTACGTATAGTTATATTATGGAGTGTAATCGTGCGCTCTAGATTGCAGACTAGAGCGTTTTAATTTAACAAGAGTGGAGTATTAAAAATGAGTCATTTTGCAGTTTTAGTTATTGGAGAAAATCCAGAAGAACAGTTAGCGCCATATCATGAATTTGAAAGCACAGAAATTGATGACGAATATGTTCAAGATGTCGATATAACAAAAGAAGTTCAGTTAGATATAGACAGAGGCACATTGGAAAAAGCATTAATAGGTTACGATTTAGAAAATGTAACTGTCGAAGATGAAAATAATATTGATAAAAAGGATAAGCATAAATATCGTTATGCTGTAGTACGAGACGGAAAATTAGTTAAAGCCATACGCCGCACAAATCCAAATTACAAATGGGACTGGTATCAACTAGGTGGTAGATATGAGGGTTTTACCTTAAAGGATGGTAAAAAATTACCTTATGCATTAAAACAAGACATTGCTTTCGATGCAGAAAAAAATGCAATTAAACTTCAATCAACTGAATGCTACAAACAATTTCATGATTTTTTATCTTCAGCTAAAATCGAATATCCTAAAACTTGGTCTGAATGCAGAAAAGAGTATGAACAAATAGAAGAAGCAAGGGAATTTTATAAAAATCAACTTGCTGTAAAAATAATCAGAAAGAAAAAACAAAATGTTTTTGGCGAAGGCCCTCTATTTATAAGAATATGCTCTCCACTTACATGTATTTTTGATTTTTATAAAGGTTCGCTTGAAGAGTTTGTAAAACGTCAAGTTGATAGTTGTTGTGTTACATATGCTGTTATCAAAGATTCAAAATGGTATTCAAAAGGTGACATGGGATGGTTTGGAATATCATCTAATAATGTATCTGATGAAGACTGGAATGCTCAATATTGGGAGCTTGTTAACAGTGTACCGGATACAACTTTATTCAGTCTATATGATTGTCATATTTAATTAAAACAAGGGCCTTTGCAGAGGCCTTTTCATAACATAAAGTGGAGTAGTTAATCATGAATGCATCAACAGCAAACAGAAAAGCAATCTATGGGAAACTTGATATACCTACGTTTAAAATGGACGATGGACAAAAATCCCCTCGTTTTGTTCACG